TTTAATGCGCCGCCCCATTCAACGTCCCGTTGGGTTTGGCCGGCACCGGCAAATTCGCCGGTTCAGGCGGCGCAATCTTGCCCCGTAAAATCTCGTCGAGCAGATCGATCGGCGCGAGATTTTGCTGTAAATAGTGCCGGTCGCCGTCGGGACCGATGCCGTTCATGTTTTCCAGCCCGCGGATCTCGTTGATCGTGATCGCGCCCATATTGAAAAGTGCCTGATAGAATTTCGCCCGCGAATCGCTGTCGCCGCGCAGTAAAGCGTCGACTAGGAACTCGGCATACAAAATTTTTCGCTCCGTCTGCGTCAACAATGAGAGCGTGGCGCGCTGCTCCCAGCAGACGAGCCAGGGCCGGATACAGTCGACGACGAAATCGATCGCTTGCTGTTCCACCGACGCATAGGACATCGTGCCGGGCTTTAAAAGGCCGATTTTATAGCTCGGCACGCGATAAAGCGCGGCGATATCGCTCTTGCCGAACTCCTGGCCCTGGATAAACTGCGCGTCATCGGGCGGGATACCGACGTCCTGCCATTTCATTCCTTCCTCGAGGATCGCCACGCGCGAGCGATTCGAAAGCCCTTGGTGGCTTTCGTCCCAGCGCTTGCGCAATTGCTCAAAAGCCGGCTGACCGAGGACGCCGGGGTGCATTAAAACGCCGCCAGGCCGCGCATCGTTGGAAAAAAACCGCGCGCGATACTCCTCGGACGCCTTTTGCAAGCCCAAAGTCTCGCGCGCGAGCGCGATCGGCGAGTAGCCTATCAGGCCGTCTGATGATAAGCCGCGCAAGTGCATCACGTCGGTCAACTGGCGCTCACCGCCGTCCGGCGTGATGTAATAGTAAAAAATCCGCTCCTGAAAGACCTGTAACCGCATCCGATCGGGGCGCAAAGGCCATAAATTGACGACCTGGCCGCCAGCGGATCGCTCGATCTCGGCATAGGCGTTGCCCCACAGGCAGAGATGGCCTTGCAAGGTTTGTTTGAATTCGAAGGGCGACATAAACGGGTTGGGCTGGTCGTGTAAGACCCTATAAACGTCGTGATCCAGCGCCCGTTTCTTGCCCGCGGGCGTGCGCTGATAGAGAAAAACGGGCAGCGAGGCGACTGTGTCGGCGATAACCCTCACGCATTGATAAACCGTCGAGATCAGCAGCGCGTTGCCCTCGGTGACGCGCACGCCCGCGGCCGTCGTCGTGCCGCCGCCAAAGGCGAAAAATTCGGTGAATCCCGGCGTATTGATCCCGATATTGCGCAAAGTGCGCTTGAACCAGGTAAGAAATTTCATGCTTCCCTCTATCCGATTATCGTCTTTTTGCCTGATAGTAATCCCCGCTCTTTCAGCATATCCGCTAACCAGACGGTTATCGGATAATTTGGATTATTCTTGCGTGCGGCGGCTATCATATCCATCGCTTCACGTTGGCAGTGTAAATCTAACGTCCGTCCGTTCATTCCCATAAGGCACAGCAACTCGTCGAGCAATTTACAAGCGCGCTCTAATTCAGTGATATTCGGAAATTCTTCTTTGATTGACATCATAGAAACCTCATTTCTCGCTCGCCGTAGATGCTGCCCTTCTCGTTGCCGTGCCGGATGGCTTCGGTCGCAACGCTAAACATCTCGGACAAGTAACGTCTTTCCAGTTGCCCCGGTTGTGGACGCCATCGAGATTAACTTTAGAGCCGCATAAATGCCGCCAAATATATTTGTTTTTTCTAGCGTCCCATAGATACCTCGGCCCGCCGTTTTTATATGTTCTCATTTTTCCGCTCCGTCGTATATGATGCCCTTCATAGAGCGATCCGTTCTCTGTCGTGCGGACAGTGGGTGAAGTTGGCTTCAGTCATGATTTGTCAGCCTTGTCGAGCATGTCGTACATGGCCGTGCTCCATCCATCATCCCATGATGCTTTTTCACTACTTGTCGGATATGGATTTGCATCGCGCTTCAATCCCCAATGAAATGCGTCATGTCCCTGATTGAAAGCTGTAAATGGCTGATGGACAATATCGCCTTTAGGGTCGTCGGCAAGTCTCTGTATGCATCTGTCTATTTGCATTCGTTCTGTGCTCACGGAAACATCCCCGGCGGCAGCGCTACGAATCGTTTTCCATTATTCATTTTCAATTCTCAATTATTTCTGCCTCGCCAGTTTTATGCCCACGACGGCGATGAATATAAAAATCCGATTCAGGGAGAATTTGTTTGCAAGTTATGCATTTTTTCATAAAAAGCGCATTTCCCTGTCGTTATAAATTGATCCCTTCTCGTTGCCGTGGCGAATTGCGAGTTCTAAAGCCATAATGGTACTTACGATCCCGTCGATCTTTTCGATCGACTTGCCCTTATCCGGTTTTATATTGCCGGCCGGATCTTGCTTGACGACGACATTATTCGCCATCCAACGCAGCACCGGATTACCGCCGTGGGTGATTTTGCGCGCGAGGATATAATTTAGCAACTCTTTTGTCGGCCCGGTCATCGAGCTGAACCCCTGGCCGAACTGCCACAACATCGGCTTGCGAAAATTGGCAGCCTCTTTTTCGTCCGATGTAAATCCGTACTCGTCGCACAAGGTCGTGGTGATCTGCGTCGAGCCCCAGCGGTCAAACGCCAGCGCCTTGAAGTCGAAATCCACCCGGCAGCGACCGAGCCGGAGCATGATATACCGATAGTCGATCGAGTTGCCGGGCGTCGCTTCGAGAAATCCCTCGCGCTGCCAGACGTCATAAGGCACGCGGTCGCGCAGCACGCGCGCGTGCATGGACTCCTCGGGTATCCAGAAAAACGGCAGCACTATAAACCGATCATTCTCCGTTTTGGGCGGAAAGATCAGCGCGAGCGCGGCGATATCGGTCGTCGACGCTAGGTCGAGCCCGCCGAAGCAGCGCCGGCCGCGGAGCTCGTCGTAATTGACCGGCGGCGCGGCGCAGGCATCCCATTCGGTCATCTGCAACCATCGGACGTCTTGTTGCGTCCAGATGTTCAGGTGAAGGCGTTTAAACGTGTTTTCATAGGCCGGCGTGACCTTGGCCTTTTCACATTCGGCGGCGAGGTAGTCTTCTTTGATCGATACGCCGAGGTTCGGATTGGCCTTTTTCCAAATCTTCGGGCTTGTCCAGTCGTCGGTCTCGCCTGCGCAGAAAATAATCGGCAGGAATGCCGGGTCATTGACCGTGCCGTCGATCACCTTCTGCGCGTACTCGTGCACCTCCCAGCAGATCGAATGACGATCAAACCCCGCCGTCGTGAACATTATCAGCAGCGGCGAGCGCCGCGAGCCCGTCGATGTCTTTAAAACATCGTAGAGCTCGCGGTTCGGTTGGGCGTGGAGTTCGTCGAATAATATGCCGTGGCTGTTCTTGCCGTGCTTGGTCGGCGCGTCTGCGGATAACACGTTATAGGCGTTTGACTTGTAAACAATTGTGCGGCGAAAGGCCTCTGACACCGAGGACAAGTCCGGATCTTGCTCGACCATCCCCTTGGCTACGCCAAAGACGATCGCCGCCTGGTCCGTGTCGGCGGCGGCCGAGTAGATCTCAGCGCCCTGCTCGCCGTCGGCGAAAAGCAAATAGAGCGCAAGCGCAGCGCCCATCGACGACTTGCCGTTTTTCCGCGGGACTTCGATATAAACTTCCCGATAGAGCCGCGTGCCGTTGGGCCGGGCCCAGCCGAAGATTCCGCGCACGATCTCGCGCTGCCAGCCCTCGATCTTGAACGGCTGCCCGGCGAGCTCCCCTTTGACATGGCGACAACAGGTCTCGATGAAATCAACGGCGCGATCGGCCTTGGCCCGATCGAAATGCGCGCCGGTCCGCTGCCAGCGCGATGCTTCTTTTACTTTTCCTATTTTGGGTTTCCAGAATGGTGTCATGCGAGAAATTTTCGCGCGCCTTCTGGTTTTTCTTTTGGTGTTGCTTTGATTGAAGATCGATCCGAAGGCGATAAACCAAACTTCGCACTCCATCGATCGCATCTAACATCAGTCGCTAGAAATGCTTTCATGAAACCTTTAGCGATCGCCAATTCTTCGCCGACATCTTTAATCTGCTGCCATAGTCGATCGCGCATCGCGCATAGCAGACAGTAAGTTGAAAATGCTGTGGAGTCCTGAAAAGTGAGCACGCCTTTTTCTATTAGTTCCGGCGTATTCGTATTCCAGATTTTTAAAGCGTCTTTGTCTTTTAAAACTTTGTCGCTTGGTACTGCTTCGCCATCAAATTTAGGTTCTTCTTCATTGACTGGACGTGTATGTCCGGCCTTGCCGCGTAGTTTAACTACATTGCTTGGAAGTCTCGGTGGGCCGCGTTTGCCCATTTCACCTATATCCCCCCCTTTGGCAAAACCTCGGACTGTGTGAATTTGGGCACTGTGCGCTCAACAAAGGGCAAAATTTTGAAGATTTTGACCCCCCTGCCCTAGCTTGATCGTCGGGCCGATGGCGCCTAGCATCTGTAGCAGCCAGAGCAGGACGAACAACACCACGACCACATAACATATTCGTTTGATAGTGGCGTCGATCGGTAAGAGTTGGATGATGTACAGGATGGCGCCGATGATAATGAGCGTGACGAGAATACCTATCAACGATATCGTCATGGGTGCTGCTCCTTCCATGTTTTAGCTGAATGACAACTACGGCAAAGCCCTTGCGCGTTGTTGATATCGAACGCGGCGCCGCCTTTGCTGATTGGTAAGATATGATCGAGGTCAACGCTACGCGCCTGGTGGCATGACTGGCAGATCGGGTTGCGCATCAGTACATAGCGGCGCCACTGTCTATGTTGATAACCGTAATGAGTATTAGTGCTTGGTCTAATTGCTGGTATGCGCGGCCCGAGGGTTTTGATCGATTGAGGCATTTTAGATGCGCAATCCCTTATCCATAGACTAAGGGTTATGATATTATCTCACTAGGCGCTGTCTGGGAGAGCGTCGGGGGATACCGTCAGCTATATAGGCGCTGGGAAGAACAGGCCCCTCGACGTTTCTCCCTTTCTTCGTTGTGTGACAAACCCACGGTGCTTTACGTCGTATGCGTCTCTTCCGTCGTCTGGTCCGTCGTCTGTTGGCTGCCGGTTGGTGCAACTCCGTATTTAGTTTTCAGCCGCTCCAAGTCATCGGTCATCGCCGTAATCGTCTGTTCCGCGGCGGCTATCTCTTCCGGCGTCGATTTCGGATCATCGATGATCTCCTGCGCGCTGGCTTTTGTTTCCGCGAAGTGATCGGCCTGCTTCTGGCGGATCGACGCAAGCCTTGGCGGTTCATCCTGTGCCACACCGTATTTGGTTTTTAGTCGCTCTAACCCATCGCGAATCGCGCGCGCCGTTTGTTCCGCGTCGTTTATGTCTTCCGGCGTTGATTCGGGATCGTCGATTATTTCTTGCGCGCTGGCCAGGATATCTTTGAAAAGCTCCGCTTGTTTTCTTCTGATCGATTCTTTATCGGCTTTTGCCATTATCGTATCCTCCTGATTTTTTTTCAGCACTTTCCATTTTTCAGCACTTTCCAATAGGCTCACAGTTTTCCAAATCATAGGCTTGAACCATGATCTCACTTAAACGACACAGCCCGACCTGTTCTTTGAATACCCAGAGGGCCGCGCAATATCTGAAATGGGCAAAATCGAACCCGAATAGCTCCGAGCATTCGATCGGCTCGTCGGTGTCCACAGCATTGTCACAGTGATTTAATCGTCATGCAGAGTCAAACTCCAAATTTTACCTCGCGCGACTTTGTTGACTTTCATCGCGCTCATTTGCCCGCCTTGCTGATCTCGTCAGCGATTGCTCGCTCAATCCCATAATCAACCGTCATTAATTCAATTTCGTCGGCAATCCGTCGCGCCCGCTCTAGCCCGCGCACATAGGCGGCGTCACGCTCGGCCTCTGCCTTATCCAGCGGCTTGCCCGCATTGTGGATTTTATCCTTAAACTGCACCACAAATTCCTGCACAACAGCGCGTTGACAATCGTGGCCGTGATATTCTGTCGAGCCGGGATAGTTTCGAGCACATAGACATCGATAGCTATCAGCAAAGTCGCTTAGCTTATCTATCCACTGTTGAACAATCTGCTCTGCCTTTTGTTCCGCTTCCTTCATCGCTTCACCTCGCGCAGTTTCTCGTCGGCAAGACGGAGCCAGTCGACGTGTTGATACTCGTGTTCAGGTCTAGTACAGGCCTGCATGACCGATCCAAATTCCGTTTGTTTGATCTCGCCGCAGGCCGATTTCCAGGGCGAGTGTCTCGCCCAAAACTCCGCCGAAAGCGCCGCCGCCGTTGCGTGTTGGGCGAGGTCGCATAAATCAGCAATCATTGACGGCGCTGGAAATTCCCGCGCGGTAACGTATGCAGCTTTTTGCGCTGGTATCAATTCAAACATCGCTTTG